GTAATTGAGCTGTGGCTGTCGATCGGTGGCTCGTGCATAGTGAGGGCAGGGTAATTATAATTGCGTGACGAGGGAATGTAATGGGCTTGGCTGTGGTGCCTGGGTGATCGACTTATCATCGTCAAGGCGCTTTTTGCTGTGGCTGGCTGTGCTGCTTGGGATGGTGGGAATGAAACAGGCGAGAGGCAGTTGAGTTTAGCCCGATTCGCAGGCTCATCAGGACGTAAAGCACTGGAGTATTAAGGGCAAAGTCACAGTCAAAGGCGGGGTTTTGGTGGTGGTGTTAGCATAGAGACTAAAGGAGATTCTGTAACTAATCAACATTACTTACTTTATGCTTCACAAATAATAGTCAATTCGGTATAATAGCTTCGAGTAAAAGACTATAATCCTGTAAGTGGCTGTATTTATAAAGGAATAAGGCTGATGGTCTATGTGGTGACAGAAAAAGTGCATGGCGGCCGGACTATCGAGACCGATAACGATCTAACCGATTTATGGTTACCTGACAACAATAAAAAAAACAAGGAGTTCTTTATGGCGTTCGCGGGGATATTGGATTTGGTACTGGATAAGAAGCTTGGCGGCACAGATTACAGAGTATTCCTGTATCTCTGTAGCGTGATGACTGATGGTGGATGGATTGAAGAGACACAAGCGGCTATTGCCAAGGATATGAAAACGTACCAGGCGAATGTGAGCGAGTCAATTACACGGCTGAAAGAGCATGGATATGTAACGATGGAGCGCAACCAGTCAGGCCGGTTAAAACTGCGGATACTGCCTGAAATAGCTGGAAGAGGGAGTTTTGCTAAAGTCAACGCACGGAAAGCATTAGCTCGTAAACTTAAATTAAAAGATGGTGAAATTAAACCAGTAAAAAAGGAGCCGAAGGAATGAAACCACACAGTAACATAACCACGGATCAATCACTGACCAGTAACGACCGCCGTTTATACTTGTACTTGTGCAAACATGCGGGGCGGGGCGGCTGGATCGGCATACTACAAAGCCATTTAGCCCACGTTCTGAATCTGTCGAGGCCCACGGTATCAATCTCATACGGGCGCTTGTCTGCTGGCGGATATGTGATAAAAGAGCGCAACATTAAAACAGGCCGCTTGTGGTATCGGGTTGTTAGCAGTCGTAAAAAGATTATAGCCTAATCCCTCCCCAATCGCCCCTATCCTGGGGCTTTCCTCCCTCCTCACCGTTGACTAAAAAATAATTACCATGATGCAATTATTTTGTTGCAATCGTGATAATCATCATGTATATTTAAATCAGATGGAGCGACGGAATAACAGGAGAGTATTATGAAAGCCAAGTCACCCACAAAACTGTTGACCCTGAAGCTGAGGGCACATTTAAAAGAAGTCGGAGTCCGTTGCACCGTCAAAGATGTAGCCGAGAACATTCAGGCAATTAAAGCTGCCAATCCTGACAAACTCGTTTCGCAGGTTTGCCGTGAATGTGCTGAAATTGCGCGCCGGCTAGGTATAGCGGTTTAATTTAACTCTCAAGCCCAGCCGGAGGGAATCCGGCAAGGCGTTAGACCTCTTCTAACTACCAACTCACAGCCGCAAGGCAACGAAAAGGAGAACACCATGGCAACTTTCAATCTCAACACCACATCAGCTAAAAACATTCCTCTTACCCTCGAACAAGTCCAGCACCGTGCACCTTCAGTTTTTGCTGAATCCGCATGGGGTGGCGTATCAGACCGTTACACGTTCATCCCTACTATTGCCGTTGTTGAATCCCTGCTTGCCGAAGGTTGGGACATTATGGCAGCAAAACAGCAGGGTACCAGGATTGAAGGCAAGCAGGAGTTTACACGGCATTTATTGCGCTTCAGGCGTCCGGGTAATGATCTTGTGGTTGGTGACGTGTTCCCTGAAATAGTGCTCTTGAACTCCCATGACAGAGGATCAGCTTATCAAATGCACGCCGGACTTTATCGGCTTGCTTGTAGTAACGGTATGGTGGTTGCTGATTCGACGCTTGCTAAAATATCAGTTCGGCATTCTGGCACTGTACTGGACGAAGTAAGGCGCGGGTTTGATGAAATAGTCATGCAGACACCGCGCTTGATCGAAGATGTTCAGAAAATGCAGGAAATAGAGCTTACACCAGACGAAAAAGGGATCTTTGCAAGAGCCGCATTTAGCATGAAATTTGACGAAACAGTTACCCTACAGCCGGAAAAACTGCTTAATGTCCGCCGTTACGATGACAAGAAAAATGATCTATGGACCACGTTCAATGTCATTCAAGAAAATGTGACAAAAGGCGGGCAAGCGTACCGGATACCATCGCACCGTGATGAAACCGGCGCTTATGTCCCGGCCTCGAACCGTCACACAAGGGAAGTTAAATCAATCCAGGAAGATACAAAACTGAACAAGGCGCTGTTTCAAATGGCTGAGCAGATGAAAGCCTTAAAGATGGCGGCATAAATCAAATAAAAGCGGGGAGGGTAAAACCTCCCCGGAACAAGGGGCAACCATGACACAAGATGAGATTAAAAAACTGAAGCGGCGCATTGTAGACTATTTACATAAATATGCGACTGAAGAACAAGTAGAGCAGATTGCTAAAATATTGAATATTGAACATTAACCGCCGCGCCCACCGGCCAAAAGTGAGCGAAAGGAAAACGAGATGGAAAAGCCGAATGAAGTCGAAACATGTAAATGTCTGCGCTGTCCAGAACAATACGAGTGGACGCCGCGAGTCAGTCACCCGAAGAGCTGCCCGAACTGCCGCAGCCGGGTATGGAATGTGCCGAGAAAGTTAAAATAAAGGGGGATGAGATGAAACCAGTTATCAGGATATGCGAGGAATGCGGCAAAGAGTTTATACAGACATTTGCTTCCGAAGAATATGAAATGAATGGCGAAATGCACCCCGCGCAAGTTCACAAACTTTGTAAAGACTGTGTTGCAAAAATCCCTGACCCATTCCGTGATTTGCTTAATGATATGTTTAAACCGTAACTTTTGACCCGTTGACCTTACCGCCTGACTAGCTCGGGCGGGTAAGTGAGCAGGCCAACAAAATTTAGGAGGTGGATCATGAAATTTAACAACGAATTTTGCGACAACTTGCAACTAGCTAGACTCTATAATGAAGAGTATAAAATAAAAATAAAAATAGCCGGTCTACAAGAACAATTAATGCAAGTCAGGCGTAAAATACAGCAGCTTCCTAAGTAGTTTTCTACAGGCCAAATAATCAACATAGAGCACAAACTAATCAAGGGGGCAAAAATGTCAACCACTATCACAACCACAATTACCGGCTCTTATGCAATACTGGACCCGTGGAAGCAAATTGTTGTCCCCTTTAATACCATCATGGCGGCAATCGATTATTGCCGCTCTCATGGCCTTATTTACAGCATCGAGGTGTAACATGGAATGTGTAACTTTAGGCGGTCTGGCGTGCTTGGTGTGGTGTATGATTGACATAGCGAGGGGAAATTAATCATGAGCGTCACAATGTGGGAAATTATAACAGTCAACGAACTGGACGAACCAACATCAAGTCTTAATTTTCAATGGCTTTTCTATAACCAATTTGAGGGGAAATTGAAATGAAAACGAAATGGCATGTATCAGATGCAGAATGCTGTAACGAAGTTGTAGATGACATGGGACGCACTATTGCAGTCGTTGAGGAATGGGATAACGAAAACAGGGAACACGTAACCCTGCTAGCCGCGGCGCCAGACATGCTTTCCGCGCTATGGGAGGCGCTGAACACGATGGAGAATATGCTCGTGGATTTCTGCTGTCTGCCAGGAGAAGATATTGAGGCAAACAACACAATAGCTGTGATTCAGGCCGCGATTGCCAAAGCGACAAGGGTATGATAAACAGGTCAAACGAGGGGGAAATTATGATAACCGCAGCCGTGCTTGTAGTCATCAACATGGCAGGGTTCAACAGCAATAATACAATAATCACAATGCAGGAGTTTAGTACCATGAGACAGTGCCAATATGTTATGGGGCTTATCAAGGAAAAAGGGACGATTAGAGACGCTTTCTGTGTCAACAAATAAGGGGGGAAACCATGAGTTTTTACAAGTCTACATGTTATTACGAAGGCGAAAAAGTACGGCAATATGTAGTTGCTGATTCAAAAAAAGAAGCCGTAGTCTTGTTGAAACAGGCAGGTTTTAGGGTGAAGTGTGTTGATATCGTGCCGGAGGGTGTTCAATGAAAATTACACGACAACAAGTATGGGATATGTTTGATTCTGGTTGGTGTCCACGATGCGCAGAGGTCACAATAAAAACTCCGATAAATACACACATGCCGGGAATCGTAGCGCATAGCTGCAACAAATGTAGTGGACATTTTACGTCAAATTTTCTGGAAGAACCAGATGATATTTTGGAATGCCCCAATCATTTTGTTTTTAAACAAAATATTAAACAAGTCAAACAGGAGGAATAATCATGAAAATATCAGACGCATTACGAACTTCCGACGAACTACTTGCGCAACTTCAATGTTTGGCGCTACAGGCGAACCACGCTGACAATCGGGCCTTGTTTATGGTACTACGGCAACAGGTTGAAAAAATCGAAGAGATCCATCGGGATCTCAATGAACTGGCGGAGGTGGGGCTGTAATGGAATACGAAAAACTGACAGATGAAGCCAAGGACGTTGTAAAATCTATGGTGAAATTTTGTATTGAGCACGGATACTGTATGGGGATGGATGAGGGTATCAACCTGAAAACGGGTAAGCCCCATAGATTCCTATATCAACTGAAAAAATTCGTTGCAGATACCATATAGCGGGGGGAAACAATGGCGACATATAAGAAACGCACCATCCCGCAACTCTCCGATAGAATGCGGAATGCAGGCGCAACGAATGAAGCGCTTGCAACCGTGTCGGGAGTCAGCCGGACCACGATAGCACGAGCCAGAACAGGCGTCGCTATTCAATTTCCGCTTGCTGCGTACATCGAGCAGGCGCTTGATACCAAAGAGTTTCAACGGGATCGACGGGGAGCAAGATAACGGATTAGCGAGGATTTTATGTATAAATACACATGTACAAACTGCAAAACAACAGAGTACGGCGATCACATACTGTCAACTCAGAGATGTAATGCTTGCGGCTCTCTGGCCTTTGGTTTGCGCCCACGAGTTTATGTAGAGTCAATCACATGTCCTCGATGTAGTGACCAATTTATAGGCGAACATTTCCGTGTTTGCGGGGGATGTTTGACGGACATGGACAGGGCGAATCGCGGGATGCCTCCCATCCATTTCACCCGCTAACGCTAATTTGACTGGGCAATCAGGTCAAACGAGAAGCGCCCCCAATCAACGAAGGCGCTTTCTTTATTCTCCGTAAATTTCTGGATAAGCGGCCAAAACAGCCTCAATTTCGTCCGGCCCTTCACCTTCAACGCTCATTATCGCAATTCTCTCCGCTCGAGCCTCCCTCTGTTCTGGTGTTATCATTTGCGCACCCCGAAAACGCTCTTGAAAAAGTCCGGCACATCAGGCGTTTTTGTTTTAGTAGGCTGACACTCCCGGCATAGATGGATTGTGCCTTTGCGAATGCTCAGACAGTCGTTTGCCATACCTACTACTCGCCCACATTTGCAATAGATGTTTTTCATACCGACTCCTTGTTTTGTTCTCCTTGCCATTTCTCAAATGCCGCCCATGTTTTGCGTGACGGCGTGACGATCGGCGTTATCCGGTTGACCGACCGGAAAAACGTAGGACCTAAATAGTGATGCCACTCCATCCAGATTTTCGCGCCGTATGATGACAAATCAACAACGCTATCCGGCCCGCAAATATAGCCGTGTTCAATTCTAATGCAACTCATACCGCCCCCCATTAAAATAAAGTTGGTTCTTCCTGTTCATAAACCTTTGGCACCTGTGCAACTTTGATATGATTTTCCATGCACAATCCTATGCGCTTTCCCGAGACCTTGTGCATTGTATTCCGGTTGCACGTCTGGCAAAACTTCATGACTGCGGTCGTATTGCGGGTATAATGTTCGCTCACGCTCCCCCCTGAAATCCAACATCCAAAATTAACCGCTCCACCGGTACCATGTCCGTCAACATCACCGCCCTATGCCCGGCTTTCCGGTACGTTTTGCGGCGCTCGTTACGGTTGCAAATGAATGTCCCATCCTCTTTGATTATCACCTCAACGCCATTTGCAAACAGGTTAAGCGCGTGGGGCCGGGTGATGTCTCTATCCTCGAAATCTACCCACTTGTTGTCTCTGTTATATTTGATGTATTCGATCATTGTAGAAACCTCAATAGTGCTTGGTAATCGTGTCAATTTCCCGAAAATTCTGGTACCGCTTGCCATACTCTTTTAATGTGTGCAACTCCAGGGCCGCATCAATCCACCACCAAAAATACGGGTCAACCTGCTCACTCTGCAGATACATTGCTTTCATCGCGGTTACACGCCCAGCCAGATACGTGTAGCGCTTACGCAGAGTGAGCAGGTACCAGTCAGGATTGAATTGCTCATGCAGGATAATGGCGTGCGGGGTCATGCCGTCGCACTGGCTGACGCGCTTCTTGCTGATTGTTTTCTGGCCACCGCCCGCCAAGCAATTTTTAGTGATTTGATTTTACCGATAACGTTTTTTGTAACCCGGACATCAGGGGTAGACTCAAATTTCCAAGTTGACGGCGGTTTCTGTCCGGTTATCTCCTGATATTGAAACCAGACTCGCCCCGGTGCTTTGTCAGGACTTCCGCCGTTGTAACGATGATATGAACAAAGCTGTTCGTATAAATGCCGGGCGTCATCAGCTAATTTCTTGCCACCTAGCACTATTTCCGTCATTACTCCCGCAGTGACTTCCACTGTGCTCTGCTTCGATGGGCGCTCATATCCACAAGCCATGCACCGCTTACCACAAGGGCTTACTCCGCATTTTGGACATGCTGACGGTTCTTTGCCTTCTTCACGCCGGATTGTCTTATCCAGTTTTTCGCCCATATCAAGAGCATCAAGGCCGTTGTAAAATATCTCTGTAAAATCATCCAAAAACCTGACGATGTTCCCGGAAAAATCGAGCAGGTAAGCATCTTCCTTGCCGGGGTGACTGCGTAAGATTCTACCCCACATCTGAATGACGCTTGAAAGCGACTTGCGAAACGGGCGTGCATCAATTCCGGCCTCTATGTCTGGCACGTCAAACCCTTTTGCTAGGCACTCGCAACTGAGCAGCAGCCGAATAGAGCTGTGCGGTTTTCTGTACTCCGCTAACAATTCTGCCCTCTCGTTGTCATCGGTGTGTGACGTGAACGTTTCGGCCCGGTATCCGGCTAAATTAAACGCCGCCGTGTATTGTTCTGCTGTGGCGATATCGGGGAAAAAACCAATTGTTTTGCGGTCAAGAGCATATTTAGCCCAATCTGAAACCACGTCCCCCTTGATTTGTAACGCTCTTTCGCCTGCAGCTTTTTCCGTCCATTCCCCTCCTGAAGTTTCGGCCCCTGTCATATCCATCTTGTGACAAGAGAAGATCCGCATCGGTACCAAAATTCCAGAATCCGTCAAAGCGTGCATCGTGGTACTATTAATCAGGTTCGTGTAAACCTGCCCAAGTCCCGGACTGAAGGGCGTTGCACTCAATCCAATGACCCTTGCTGTAGTATTCTGAAAATGGTTAATAGCTGTCTTGTAGAGTGTATGGGCTTCATCGCATACAATTACATCCATCTCCGGCCATTGCCGGCGCATGAGCGTTTGAATGCTGGCAATTTGGAAGGGTAGCTTTAGATTCGTCCGCCAATGTCCTGCCTGAATGATCCCATGCCGTGATAATCCCAACATGTCCGCAACATCAGAAGTCTGGTTTATGAGTGCGGTTCGGTCGCATACAAACATGCACCGCTTGCCCTTAATAAGAGCCTGTTGGATAATATTCAGTGCCAGTACGGTATTGTGGGTTACTTGCCAATCTCCTAATAAAAATTGTCTATCTCCGTCAATTTCAAAACCATAATAGTCGCCGAATCCAGCAGGTTTAATAGATATGCCAGTTACAAGATGGTTCTTGATTTGTATTCGTGGGCCTGCTTGTTTTTTTGGGTCACGACAAGGAATGATTGAGCAATCGCCAGAAATATTTAACCGCCAGTACAAGCCAGAAAAACCACTCGAAGCAATCCCTTTTTTGCATTGTTTAATATTTACCGCTAATCCTAATGACCGGCATATAAATGCGACTGATTCAGCTATTTGTTTATTCTTCTGGACAAAATCAAACCCGCTATTCGACATATGTCCATCCGTATCTAATAAGCCGGCTAAAAGTTCAAGCCTGGCTTCTTTGGTCGTCATTATATAATCTTTAGGGATATGCTTATTACCAAGAAGATCGAGAATAAGGAGCATAGAATGAAATTCGCCCTTCCCTGGCCCATTTCCGTCATTATCTCTGCCGCGATTAGTTATCCTCCAAGAAGGGCAACCAGACGACCCATTTGGTATCATGCTTACATCACAATCTATTTTTTTAGCGTATTGCTTCCAAGCATCGACAACAGGCCCGTCCGGCTTTGTTATTGTTGGCTGCAAACTCGTGCCGTCACCTAACCATAAACCCAGAATATACGGTGGAATCATGTGGTAATCGTCTTCATTTTCAAAATCTACGGCGGATGGTCGCCAACCTTTCAGGCAATGTTTTGCGGTCTGGTTGCTATTAAATAGGTCTTGAGCTTCAACAAAGATTGGATTTTCGTAATCCTTGTTAATATGTTTTCCGCTTGACATGTTTATGCCATCGCTTCCGCAGACCATTTTCAGACTCAAAAGATGTACGCTGTTCACGATATACGGATCACCCTTTTTTGGAGTGATTTTGTACAAATTATCTTGGCCTTTTGTGGTACTCAGTACGTTCCGGCCCTTGCCGTCTGGCCCCATAAGCACATCGCCAACAACTACGGATTCAACCGTTTTAATACTGCCATCCACCATGATAACGGGGGTGCCAAAACCCAAGCACTTCCCTGCACCTGTTGGAGCCATCACCAACTGACATCGGTGTCCGTCTCTATCCCCTTGTCGCAGCGCTTCATGTGCAGTAACCTGAAACTCCCGCAGAGTCGGAAATGTACCAGAACTATAATCATTGGGCTCTTCATCGAATAGCGTCATAATGGCAAAGCCTCCATCCTCAGCTTATCGTTTTCTTTTTCCAGCTTGGCAATCTGCCGGTCTCTTGCCTTTAACAGCCGTTTCAATTCATTACATTGGTTGTTTGCGCCGGCTAAACTGCAATTCAGTATGCGTACTTGTTCTGACAGCTGCTTAATTTGCTCCGTGGCAACAGCTAGCTGGTCGTCTGGTTGTGCGTCCAGCATGTTAGCAAGCGCCTGCTCTTCGGCCAGTGACGATTCAATCATCTCCTGCATCTCATCGAATTGTTCTTTGGATATGGTTACCATCTCAGATTCTGGCGCTGAATCAACTTCTGAAATGTCCGGCAAGGGCGGCGGGTCCGGTTTCGGCACTGGAGGGTTAATCTCTTTCAGTACTTCTGATTTTTTCTTTGCACCGTTAATGATTGCTTGCGCCTCTTTTGGGTGTTGGTCAATTAAGGCGGCGGACGCGCCATCCCGCTTAATTGTAGACGGCGAAACACCAAGCTTTGCAGATAACAAGTCAGCGGTATTTAGATTAGAACAAGGTAACTTAGGGTCAATTTGACCTAAAGTTAAATCAGACCTAACCCCTTGTTTTTTCATGCGATTGTACAGCCTGCCTCGTATTAAACTCATTTGGTCAGGTGTTGCATTGCGCCTGCCTAGCTGATTTGAATCAATCCAGTTTAGTGCTTCATCGCGATCAACAAAGTCCCTGGCCACTGTCTGAAATTCAATGCCGTGTTTTGTGCAGATAGCGTGGCGGTTGTGCCCGTCAATCAGTGTGCCGTCCCATACGACCAACGAATCACGGCAACCTTCAACCAATATTGAAGACTCCAGCAGGTCAAATTCGGCGGGAGACAATGGAGGAATCATGTCTCTAAATTCTTTGTCAATTTTTATACTCATGTCTACTCCCTAAAAATAAGAAACCGCCTCAAAGCAGGGTCCAGCTGCCTTGGGCGGTTCCAGGTTCTCGGAGGTTTTCACCGCCGAAACCAAGCTATCGCAATCTGGACCATTGCGTTTATTGTTTTAATCACTTACAGCAACCAGAGTAACAGATATTTACTAATAAATCAACAACGTTTAGGCAGTTGACACACTTTTCCCCATGTAGGCTGGGACTCAGCGCCCATAAACAAACCGATATGACCGCCTGGCACGATGTGGCATTTGGCTTGTGGCACATGCTGACATAGCGCGAACAACTGCTCGTGTGGGGTGATATCGTCACGATCCCCTGCAATCAGGTCAACATGACATGCGATATTGCGAAGATCAACTACTTTATCGCCCACCATAAACTTGTTCTGAATCAGCAGGTTATTGAGGAACAGTTGCTCTATCAGTTCAAGATACCAGCCGCCTGCCAGACAACGGGTATCATCGTACCACGCATAAAACGCTTCGGTCCGGTCGTCGGGACAGGTGAAGCGGTCAACGTAATGCGTGCGCCAGTTCCCAGACTTCCACATCGACCCCAACCAGTGTCCTGATACAATCCCGCCATTCATAGCGACAATCATCTTATACATCCACAATGGAGTCTCCTGCGCCTGCTTCAGCACACTATCACCAAGGCTTACGTCAATCGGCGCTCCGGCAACTACGAGATGCGCTACATCAGACGGATACAACGCAGCATAGATGGTTGCCAGCGTCCCACCCTGGCAGAGACCTACCAGCCGCACAGGGAAATCACCTGTTGCCATTATAGCCGTGCTGACCTGCTCGACCAGATCCACGTATGACTCGTTTCGGCGCTCGTGAGTGCAGGACTTCCACGCCACCATGTAGACGCCGCCGTCCGTGTTGGCACAAATTGTCTCCATGAGGTTCTGCCCCGGTGCTGGCCAGTTCGCAATGACTTCGCTATGTCCCGCTTGTGGCGGCAGTGTCAGCGTGGTCAGTTTCCCGGTGACTGCTGGCCTGTAACATTGGAGCTGGATAGCGTGATCTTCGTAAGCGATTGAGTAATCCATGTGTGGCCCCTTTTATTTCTCTTTCAGAATTTCCAGCAACATGCCGTGGGTATTGAAATGCAGTCCACACAGCGCAGTTTCGATATCCTCTTCCATCAGTTCCGGCCAACCGCTGCTGTACATCCACACATCCATAAAATGTCTCATCATAGATTCCATATACGACGCTTGCGGAATGCCCTTCTGCCAGTTGTCAGGCGCTCTTAACTGTCCGTCTGATTGCGTCCGGTGCTTGTGCATATACTGTGCTATCCGCTTCATTACAGCTGGCGAGAAAAAGCCGTCATAGCAGAGTTTGTCTGCTTGCGGGGAACGTGTAGCCCCTGTTTCAAACTCCCTAATCTGCCCGTTGCTATCATATTTTAACGTCATTCCCTTACCTCCTATTTATTAGTCAAACTGTCCGGTGTCTCGTGCTTACATCGCATCGGCATCGGTCCTTCATCGCCCCAGCAATTGCAGCTCGGCGGAAACGGTGCCGGTATCCTGCCCAGCGGTGTTATCTGTGCTGCGAGTGCCGCAAATTCAGGGTCAGTCGGGCAGTACTGGCGGCAATTTGGATCTCCCTGAGTTTTGTAGCGGTATCTCATTGCGGCACCGCCTCGAACCGCCCCTTTGCGCCGTGTGTCACCAGTTTTGGGGGTTTGAGCATCATATCCAGCCCCTTGTTGATGATACGGTTCAGGTCATCGGCTTTGTCTCCCACGTGTTCCGGTATCGCACCTTCATATTGTTTTTCGTAGTCCAACAGAGCGGTATGGAGCTTATTCAGCCGATACGTTCTTTTCTCATTGCAGGAATTTTTAACCTTGAGGTGCTGAAAGAACATATCCATGATGGCGATCAATATTAGATCCTGGTGGTCACGTTCCGGCATCATGGTGAATACCGGGCTTTTAGCAAGTTGTGCTGTCATTTGTATGTCCTCCTGATATAATCCATAATACAAACAGCATCAGCCATGCCGTCATGCGGCTTTCGACAGTTTTTTGGTACCAGCACAATATCGGGGAAACTATTTTCCGCCACTTGTATTGCGGCATCCTTCCCTTTATCTGTCCCCGCCAACACGAGCTTTTTCCATGCCTGCGGAGTAGGCTCAATGATTTCCGCATTCAACGCAGTCAGTATTCCCAATATCTCGCCGCAACCCTTACCGAACTTGAACGTGCTGGAAACTCCTTGACCGGGCATCGAATGCACACTCTCTACTCCTGCTATTATTGGTCCGAACTCTGTTCTGAGATCACGTAATAGGTAAAATAGTTGCAATCGTGTTGCAGGCATCGGTACCGCCCCATACTTACAGCTATGCGTACAGTAATGCGCGACTCCCCCCTTCATGCCGGGGTCAATTCCAATAAACAGCATAAACCCTCCGTAGGCAGTTTAGTGAGTTGCCTAGCTCGTTTAGGGTGATTATTTGCTTACTTTACCGCAGACAGTACAGCGCCATTCCTGCTGTGAGCCGGTTGACTTCGCTGTCGGGTTATGCGCTCGATTCCCCTTGCCGTGCATTTCATCCTGCATGGGGTGCTGACATGTGCATTGTCTTACCATTGTGATTCTCCTTTGTGATGTAGTTTATAATCAACGTCGATTAGTGAAAAGATGAACAATTACAGGTAGTTAGCTAAAAGGGTATGTCGTCATCCTGAAACGGTGGCTCATCTCCGCCTGCCGGTTCTGCCGCCTGCTTCGGAGCACCATTGCCACCGCCGCACATGGTCATTTCATGGCAGACGATTTCAGTAGTATAGCGGTCTTTGCCTTCCTTGTCCTGCCACTTGCGAGTCTGGAGCTTGCCGACCAGGTGAACAGTACTCCCCTTGGTAACGTACTTTTCGACCACTTCCGCCAGCTTGCCCCAAATTACAATGTTGTGCCATTCGGTTTTTTCTACTTTCTCGCCGGATTTATCCTTGTACTTCTCGCTTGTGGCAATGCTGAAATTAGCCACTGCCTGACCGCTGGCAGTGTACTTTATTTCTGGATCGCGGCCCAAATTACCCATCAAAATTACTTGCTGAAATGACGCCATTATGCCTGCTCCTTTTTGTTCTTAATAATCCATGCTTTGGCATCTGCCAACTTCGACAAAGGCAAGTCAAGCGCTGTCTTGAGTTCATACTGAGTTTTGAAATCCTGGGGGCTGATCCCGTTGTCGGTCATTAACGCCAGCAGGTCGTTGGCAATCTCTTTGGTGATCTTTGGTTCAACAGGTTCCGTTTGCTTGACTGGTTCTGCTGCTACCACCAGCGGCTTGACCGTGAATGGCTTCTTGTTGGCTCTGGTTGCCGTCAACGCCATAGTAATCGGCTTGTCGATATGGCTCATATGGCTGATACGAATTCCGCCGACTGCCGTGCCGCCGAAAGTAACCTTTTCGTCGCAATAAAGGGTCATGCTCTTGCCGACAAAGTTGTTCCCGTCAGCGCCCCAAACGTGGATCAAGACTCGACGCATCGACTTACCAGGCTTGTACGGCTTTCCCTCATCACCTTCGTAATTGATGATTACCGGCTGTTCTCCTAATTCAAGCAATACTTTTGTGACCTTGATGGTCAGTGTTTTACCGCCGATCAACGAATCAGCATTGAGCTGGTCCGATTTAGGCACTACTGTTGATCTGAGATCTGACATTTTGACTCCTTGAATGCTATTTAACTGATGTAAATGCTTTTACCAAATACGGGTCAGTTTCGGCCTGCCTGAGATACCACTGAACATAATCGCGGGGAACATCTTTGATTGCCAGACCCTTGTGCTTGCCGAACGCCATTACTGTTGGAATACGTGCTATCTCGGATATCCGCCAAATATCTTCCCACGTATAATCTTCCGTTAGCTTGTCGTCCTCCCCCATCCTTTCAATGAGAGCTTCCAGCAAGGCATGACACATATTCACATCAGCCAGTGCATTATGTGCATCATGGCACATCTCTCTTGCAGTCTCATGCGGAAACAGATGGTACAGCATTGCCGTCTGTTTGTGGCTGTCGATGTTAGGGAAAAGATACCGGCTCAGTGCCAGCGTGCAAATCCGCTTAATGTTTGGCGAACCTGCCGCTTGCCAGTCAAAGTCTACGTTGTGACCAATCAGATAATCCACCTCGGGAAGTTTAAAATCTGCGCTCGGCCTGCAATCAGTCAGGTCAGAGGGGATAATGTGGTGTGTTGCCATTGCGCCCAAATCAATCAGCTTGACCGGCTTGAATCGCTCCTGATACAATGTACAGTCGGTGCCGTCACCAGGCAGTAGCATCCATGCCGCTTCGATAATTTCTGGGTCTGCAATACCTGTCGTTTCGGTATCAAAAATAAGTGCCTTCATCTTGCCCCCTTATAAAGTTATTTCCTGCTCAACCCTGCGAACTGTCGGGATCAAACGCCCCGGTGACTGCTGAATCTGGTGATACCTTTCAATCACCCCCTTGATTTTGGCTTCAAATTCGGTTGCTGCCGCTACGATTGCATCCTGAATCTTGGTATCAGGAAAGACGCGAATGGTTACCATTTCCAGACCGCCTGAATATGATATGAAGTCGCACCATTTCCGACCTGTAACCCACAAACCGGTCTGGATCTGAATCATATATTCATCGGGTATAGTGTTCGTCGTCACGCACTCCACCAGCGTCTTGATTTGGTACTTCTGCCGTCTCGACTTGCACTCAATTAACCCGTCATCACCAACAATGCCATCGGGAGAAAAGCCGATCACAAAGCCCAAAGAGTCATTCGTGATGAAGCCGACCTCTTCAACCGGAGCGTACTTTTCGGCATAGAGAATACGTGCTTCAATTTCATCTGTATGACCCCTTAACATGTCATCGTTGAAATAAAATGGCTCGACGTAACCGGTAATCCGTTGTGCTGCCAGCTCATACAGGTGTGCTTTTTCCTTGTCATTGCTGGCTGTTTTCAGTGACGGCGTGATAATTAACTTCATTTCAGAAGAGGTCATAATTCCATTTCTGAGTGCGTGCCATTCATCTGACCCCTGCTCAACGTCGTAGTGGTATTTAATATGACTCATACCACCCCCATTTCCTTCTTGATATCTGCCCGTATGCCTCTTATCGCCGCCACCAACTCTTTAATATCGGTAGCCACTGCCGACCCTATCCGCATCCTGGCAACACGCTCAAATGCCTGCTCAATCGATGCGTAATATTTGAGCGGTTGCAGTACGGTAATTGGTTCTTTGGTCTTAACATCTTTGGTATCTTGCCAGCGGCACATTTCGACTGTCCCGTCTGTACATCCCCTCAATACCACCGGCCCGAACTCCCCTGTTTTTACCTCGATTTCAAACATTTAATCCTCCGCTTTCTCTGGCAAGCATAGCCAATATTTGTGACGCTCGTTATGTCGCTCATACGGTTTTGCTCGGTCAATGTCCCACCTTGTCTCCGCTTCGATCACCGGGAATTCGCCTTGCTTAAATCCGTAGCTCGTGAACATCTTACCTTCGCTTGGATCACCGTAGTAATTACCATCTGGTGCGCTGAAACTTCCATACACCACCATTTCAGGGTGTGCTTCTCGGATAGCTCTCCAGACTTCGAGAGTGGTTGGAACTGTTTTGTAATCTCTGCTCATACATCCTCCCCTTCGTTTAGTTTGCGCTACACATTGTTTACTGTCATTACGACAAAATAGGCTTATCAATCCAATTTTGCACTGCAATTAATGCGTTGAGCGCCGTCAAATGATGCTTGCCCGTTCGGTACTGCTCCTTGCCGTTAATTTCCCATATCCCCAACCATCCTACACTGCCACAATCACATAGCTTTATATCATTCATCCTCTTCCCCCTCTTCCGGTTCCTCGTAGCAGTGAGCTAATGGCGTGCCCTGCATTGACGGTTTGGCACACTCGCCAGCAGTGTCAGGATTACCCCACTTTTCATAGGGGCATTGACCATTATAGCACACTATGACACCTCTATAAATAAGCCATTATCGTCCAGAGTGTACCAAACATCCGGCTTTATTCCGTTTTCGCCCGTATATGCTACCGACACCCTGTATCGCTTTTCATTCTCTACCCACCGAGTCAATACGAGTGCTCCGTTTGGACCAGCTTTGACTTGCCCCTTTGTGCCAACGCATGCGGCAACGCTGGAATGCCCTGATGCTGCGAGCTGGCTGGAATGCCCTGATGCTGCGAGCTGGCTGGAATGCCCTGATGCTGCGAGCTGGCTGTAATCCCCTGATGCTGCGAGCTGGCTGGAATGCCCTGATGCTGCGAGTTTGCTGGAATGCCCTGATGCTGCGAGCTGGCTGTAATCCCCTGATGCTGCGAGCTGGCTGTAATGCCCTGATGCTGCGAGCTTGCTGGAATGCCCTGATGCTGCGAGCTTGCTGGAATGCCCTGATGCTGCGAGCTGGCTGGAATCATCACCTTTACACGCATCCATTAGCCAGTTCACAGCAGCTTTTATGAATTCAGGTAGCTTGATTTCCGCATCAATGGTGATAATGGCAGAAGCTATTTTTGAGTCACCGCTGTGACGGCCAATCTCTCCGCCGACCGTAACACTGGCAAAACGGCTGTCGCAAAGATCATAATAATTCAGTACATCAAGCGGATTTTCGCAAGAATGGAAGCCAGATGCACACGCTTCTACTGCCCCTTCATGCTTGTATGTTTCGCCTTCCTTAAATTGGAAGCCCCTGCACTGCATGTTTTTGTCAAAACCCTTGTAGCTTTTAATTACCTGCTGATCTTTTTGTTTTTTGCTCATATTTCCTCCCTTAAATTTATGCTTCGAAATGTTCCGCCAGCCGCCCGTCCTGCAGCCTGAGTATAGATGCCATGATATTCTTGGGTTTGGCCGGCTGCCCGGCACGAGACATCAACCGGATAATGTTTTTCATGTCGGTTTTCTCTGCCAGCATTCGCAAGATCGACTCACGGTATTCCCAGACGGTTTTATCTGCTTCCGTGATGAGATATAATTTAGGTTTCTGCCCCTCGCGCCCGGTGGGGTCTGGCACTCCGGGTTTAGCAACTATCGGCTCATCATCAATCCATGTACCACAATTGATACATGACTTCCCTACGATGTACTCCGCTTGATCGCCGTCATGCCTGGTTGCTCCTGATGATATCGACGGGCCTGAATAGCCGTGCATTGTTTTACGACACTTCGGACATTCCATTGGTTGCCCCTTTCTCCAGCACTTTTAGACCGGCCTCCACGATATCATGCATGGAAACGCCCTTGAATACTGTCAGCGTTTCGCCCCTCAGCCGTTGGTATTCATCCAATACGGCCCTCTGTTTCTTGGTCAGCGGGGTTACCGGCTTATCCAGATTAAACCGATTAGCCTCATTCATGGTGGCAATCATGGTATCCCTCATGCTATGCACGGCGGCTATGACCGCATGATAATCAGGCGCAATATCATATCTGTACGACCTGCATCCCGGCGTGATATACAACAGATGGTACCCTTTCGGGAACTGGTCGAGGTCGCAGTATTCGGCTACCGGTTCGTAACGGACACGTTTGCCAGTGACAACTCTCCTGTATCTGGTTTCACTGTTCATGCGATACCCGCCATGCGCATAGGTCCGTTAATCGCATCCCTATGCCTGAGTACCCACATCACGACAGCCGCCGCAAACGCCAGAACCACGACCAGAACGATAAGTGACGACAGTGGATTACCGCCCCGTTCCAGTTCCTCGTCTGCTATTTCCATGCGGGTCTGATTCTCCGCCATCTGGATTCGCAGTTTCCTTTGTGTTGTTGCAAAATCATCGTTCATTTCTTTTTCCTTTCCGTTGATTAGTGTGGCAAAACTAGACTACTTGCCGACAAGATTGAAGTATGCCGGATGATCGCCTATCGCCAGAACGATTTCCGCGTCCGTGATCTCTGCATGGTCTTTCATGCTTTCCATGTCGCCAAACAGTAACGCCGCATCAACCTTTGCTTTCAGTTCCAGTAATGTCACTTGTCACCTCCGGACCAGCAAAAAATAGCGTTCGGTGCGCCAAGCAGTGTACACATCTTCGCCACTGTGCGAGCGCCAGGTTCAACCCTGTCCTCTTCCCAGCTCTTCCATTGATGGCCTGCTACACCAAGTGCTTTGGCGCAGTCAGCAACCTCCATCCCCTTCATCTCTCGTAACAGCCTGAGCCGCGACCCTGAAAACGTCCATGTTAATTCCATGTTCCCTCCGTTTTTATGTGTGAATCAAATGTGATTGAAGGTCTAACATGTCCAAAATTAACTGTCAATCTTTAATTTCACATAGGCAAATGTTTTTTATCGACCGCAAATATAATTTGACATTGTTCGTATTGAGTAATATATTATCAACATGGTTTATTTTCTATGAGGGGGTGTGTGTAATGAGAGTAATTAACAGGTTGCAAGAACTAATCATCGAGAAGTTGGCGACCGGGAAAAAGCAACACGAAATCGCACGAGAGGCAGGTGTTAGCAAGGTGTCTATCAGTACATATTACCACAAGGGCGTTACTCCAGACGCCACCAATCTGGCGAAACTCGCTAAATATTTCGGAGTGCAACCGTTCGAGCTACTGGAACCACGCGCATTCGCAGAAGAACGCCGCAGCAATACTGTTGCTCGCGAACTCATTAAAGTCATCCCTACATTACCTGAAGATATTCAGAAACGGCTACTTGAGGAAGTAGCTACAAAAAAGGAGGAACCGAAATGAAAAAGCCTAAAACAGCAAACATGACGCCGGCTGAATATATTCAGCTGAAATACCGCGAGCAGGGTCACAGTATCGTTCAAGACTGGATAAATCAGTCGAGAGTAGGGCTGAGTTTACAGGCATGTACGCAAGTCCTTAATTACCTTAAATCGGCTGGCGTACTGGTATTTCTCAAGATGGGATTCGCCCTCGGTTTCACTCCCAGCGAGTTGAAATGGATTTGCGAAGAGAAGGGCGAACCAGAGTTGGCCCGGATGATTGCTCCTGATATAATCAGTAGTGAGGAGTCTATACTATTGGAGTATTACCGAAAAATGGGGATGGCTCAGAAGTCTATACTGATGAACATGGCAAAGGAGATGGCAAAATGAAATACCGATGCCCTTATTGCGGCAAAGTTGTCGAAAGGGATTCTGACAAGGCATGGATTAAATCATGGTGCGAGACAACCGGCAAAGATGTCCGGCTGCAGATAATCAAACCGGAGGTGCCGAAATGAGAGCGGTCAAGCGGGGAACATGCGGCGGGAAATGTCGCTACATCACAGAGCTGAAATCAGCATCTAGTGATAAAAACGGCTACTCAACAACGCAAAACTGCCCGAAATGCGGCAAAGCGCTGAAACTGTCCGGGCCGTGGTATGCGACCGGCCAGATAAATGGAGAAAGGATCGATAAATCGTTTCCTACGAAAAAAGAAGCTGAGCTGTACCTTTCCGAGTGCCAGAGGGCCAAACACAACGGTACTCCCCTCCCGAAGCAGGAGGTTATGCTGACCTGGAAGGACGGCAAAGAGGCTTTTGACAGTGCCAAAATGAAGGATAAGACCCGTAAGTATTATCAATACATGCTGGCAACTCTTAGCCGGGAGTTTGGTGACAAAGAAAAGTTGATTGATGTCAAGCCTACACGACTGCTGGAATTCACCAAATCGCTGGAGGAAGATGGACTCTCTGCCCGCACCATTGCCGGATTGATTGGTACAGTGAAACGGATGTTTGTGCTCGTCACAATGTACCTTGATGCCAACGACTATGACCGACTGCATAAAGCAAAAGACAATATGCTGAAGGTACCGAAACCAGCGATTGACAATTACAAGGATGATTATTTCACCGCCGATGAGGTGAGGGTGCTGATTGCCGCATCGTGCGAACAGTTGGCACTGGCAATCCGTATCCAAATAGAAACCGGCTTGCGTCCGGGCAATGTATATGGTATGCGGTTTGAGTATATTGCCGATGACTGCACCGTATCCATGCCGGGTGAGGTGATGAAATCGGGGCGTAATTTCGTTACCGGTATTTCGCCAGTATTACGAAACGATATCAACAAATACGCTTTGAAGTATGGCTATAGAACGTGGCTATTCCCGTCACCAGCCAATGACCCTGCACTGGAGATAGACAAGCCTATGCACGACATGAGAACAGCGTGGAAGACGGCTATTAAGAAAACTGGGTTAACCGGAACTCCCCACAAGCTGCGTCATTCATTTGTGTCGATTCTCCTAGGCGATGACGTGCCTCTGTACATAGTTAGCAGTTTGGCGGACCATGCAGACGTGAAAATAACTTACAAGCGTTACGGCCATCTGGAACCCAGCAAGAAGCAGGCAACACTGGCCGAGTATCGAGACAAGCTGGCACTATAGAAAGGGGAGGGAATTATGGCTGGATACGGAAGATTTGGGGCAATGAGTTACGAGGAAATGGCGGACGAAACAAAAGACCTCCGGATGGTTGAAGAGTTGCAAACACAGGGTCATACCCACCATTGCGCATGTCGGCAAGTGTGGGGTGACGGTGAATGCGAATGCAGCATGGGCAAACACGAAACGCTCCCTTTTCCATGGATGGACGCTCTTCGTGATATCAAACTACAAAAAGGAGAGCAATCATGAATGCAATTGTAGTTCTAAAAAACGGTCACAAAATCACAGTCCCGTTAACTAATTCCGTGGATTCCTTTATTTCGGCTATTACCGGGGGCGTAAAAAATGATGTTGCAAATAATTACTATGTCGAAGGTCCACTTATGCTGAATTTTGCCGATATTGCAGCTATTCACCCGGAGGGGTGGGATCAAGACAAAGACTGCATAGATTGACATGGATCATCATCGCTTGTATGTGCATTGTATGTGTAACGGTTTCGCCAGCGATTTCAACTAAATAACGTGAAGCCTGAAAAAACAGGTATTTCCACAACGTTTAGCAGAAAATAAACGTTAGTGATTCTAGCTACTTACGCAACATATTCAAATACTTAGCTTTTTATCCGCTTGACTGGCAGTCAAGAGGTCGACAGTTCGATCCTGTTCAGCTCCACCAGCAAAATCAAGGACTTAGCTATGATGCTGAGTCCTTTTTTTGTGCTGTATGTGCAAAATATGTGCGTTCATGCAAGCCCTTGATATTATTACGCAATTCTTCATATATGTTAGTGATTGGTAAATATCGTGGATACACGTTGTGGAGTCTGGCGGAATTGTAAGGGAAGTTTTGAGTATGGCAGGTGATTTTGATCAAAAAGATCGGCCAAAACATCGGCCAAAATGTGTGTATACTCCACGATATTTAGCGGGTCTGTATGTGAGTTTTGGGCATAAAAAAGCCCCTGACGTGGTGGCAGGGGCATGGTGTTGTTGGAATGTGGATCAGCTAGATTACTCTGCCTTATTCCGGTTAATATTAAGTTGGCCTATGTTGCACATTTCCTTCATCCCTGTTTCAATGCTAGGGTCAAGCCAATCACGTTTTGCTGGTAAGTCATTCAAGATTTGCGTAATGAGATACCGCATAAAGTCGTTTTCTTTTTTCTGCTTTTCGTAATTATTGCCACGGTCACAAACCTGAATTTTGAGGCATTTTATTTCAATCATTAAATCGCGCACCAAGCGGGATGCATAACCGGCTGTGTCGTTTTCGTCCATGACATACTGCGGAGTTTCTTTTAAATATTTCGTTGCCTTTTGTATTGGTGTCATTCCTTCCTCCTTTCGTTGCCCCTGCCGATGACAGGGGCGGGGTGAATGATGTTATATTACTCTGTAAATTTCGCGGAGAATATCAGCGGTACCCCACAAGTGATCTCTGATAGCCTCGCGCTGCTCTTCCGTTCCAGTGTTGTCAGCGACAATTGTTACTGTCGGCACTGGTTCACCGGCCTGATTGCGCTGTATATCCACACTCCAAAATGCTTCTATCTTGTCGGCATCAGCGTCACGCAATTTGTATTTCAACTCCTGCGCGATCCGTTCAGCGGCAGGTGCTTCGACGCGTCCGACTGTTCCGCCGTGATTCAATGTTTCCATGCTGTCGCTCCTTTCTTAATTAAACCCTTTATACCCCTCGGCATGGGCGGTGTATGTGAAATTGTATGTGTGATAACCACGCCTCGGAAGCGGACTCCGCTGCGCTACGCCGTTCAAGGCGCAGCCGTTATAATCTCACCGAAGTTCTAGCAGGTCTTTTACAACGTCCAGAAGTTTGAGCGCCGTTTTACCCTCGTTCCCAAATTCCTGGCAGGAGTGTTCAAGCCGCTTTATACAGAGCTTGTCAATATCTTCTTCCATCGTGTCCAGCCTGCAATCGTCGAGTTCTTCTTTAAATTCCATGTAATCCATTGTCCGTCCTTTCGTTGCCCCTGCCGATGACAGGGGCGGGGTATGTGAGATTGTATGTGTATCCTGCCGTTACGCTGCTCTTTGTAATGGCCGTGCTTGGCGTTATCCCTTAACTAGCATAGCCTCTGCTAAAATGGCCGCTTCGGAGAGTGCCGGAAAATTTGCTCCCAAATCGTGCCGTATATCGCGGATTGCGGAAGTGACGCACCGTAAAGCATCTTCCAATTCGTTAATCCTGCGCTGCTGATATTTAAGATGGGAAAGTCCGTCATTCCAGAGAGCAGCACTATCTCTACGATTTTGCTTATTAGCGGCATCTGCTGCCTTGGCGAACCACTCACAGGTGAAATCAATACTTGTTGCTGGCTTATTCATGAATTTCCCTTTCTGGCACCGTAGCGCCTAACCAAGTCGCAGCAGACGGACGGCACAAACCGCAGCCGCTGGGCTTGTGCGTTATCTACTCCCCTCTTGGTGTTCTGGTGTTGCTATAAACACATACGGAATACGGAAATGGTCAGGGCAAGGTGTTGTAGGTTTCTCCTTAAATGCCCTGACTTCACAGCGAGCAGAACTGAAACATTGCCAACAAACCCATCTTCCCATAGCGTGTCTCCTTGTGACTAACCAGCCGCTCATGCGGATAAACCGCATATCTAAAAATCGTTAGGCGAGTGAATTCAGCCGCCTTATCTCAATAAACTCATCAAATGTAAGTGCTTCGACATTTTCCGCCTGTCCACGAAGCCCTTTGGCGATCCCTGCTTTAGCTTTTTCAAATTCGGAAATATCTTGAGCATTCCTACCGTACCATTGTACTACCGCGTCGGTCGCTACCTGTTTTCTGATGTGCATACTCTCTCCAATCCGCCCGAACGCATAACAAAACGTTCGAGCCGTTGTACGGCTCAACTCAAGCCGTTATCTGCTCTTTTGCCATTTCTCGAATGCATCCCAAGTCTTCTTTGACGGTGCGCAAATCGGTGTGATTGCCGCCTCAGATCGGTAAAATGCCGGTCCATGATAATGGTGATAGCTCATCCAGACGTGTGCCCCAAATGGAGCGAGGTCAACGAATTCGTCTGGTCCACAAAGAAATCCGTGCTCCACTCGAACGCAACTCATTTTCTTTTCCTTTCGACAACCTGTACTGCCAGACCAAACGGACCAGATATTGCGACATTCCAAAATAGATCCTCATCCGGCATGGCCGATAGAAACCAGTGTGCCTGCCATACCAATTCTTGCCAGTGTTCCTGAATGACGTCTCCATGCCAATCAGTGCTCATTTCCCACTCTCCAACATCGGCTCTTTCGCCAGCTCCCGCGTCACGATCTCTTCCTGCAAGTCGCAGAGTGACTGTCCCCGTAACGCCGCCAGTAAGCGCCATTTCTCGCGAGTGGCGCGGAATACCTTGATTGTGATGTAACTTGGTGTGGTCATATTTCTAACCCGAATTTTACCTTGATTCTAATAGCAATCGCTCCGGCAACAGAAGCCGCGTAGTCATCGCTTCGATACATTTCTAACGCAACTTTTCGGCATTCTTGCGCCGTCTCATTCTCGACCTGCAAAATGAGCTGTGCAATGCTGTGGCTCTGGTGGAATCCCGCCTGTTCCATTAACTGCTTCATTCGTTCGTCTGTCATTACCCCTCCATCTCGTCCATGGCCCAGATTAATGCTCCGACAATCCCGACATAGCGGTACTGGTCTGTCATTTCCATTGCTGTGTTGACGATTGCTGCCTGTTTCCACTCTTTGAATGTTGCTAGTCTTTTTAGCATGTTGCCTCCTTTTATTGAATGTGGCCGGTTATATCACTCTGTAAATGCAGCTATTCGCTCGCCAAGAACCGTTGAATACCCAGCCATGTAAAGAGACTGCCTAATAAGCCTCTCTCGCTCTGCGTCAGACAATGAAGCATACAGTTGCCCCTGTTTAAAGACATTGAGCTTTTCCAGCTTTTCATCTAATTCAGCCTTTTCTGTCACTACCCTTTTTTGATGTGTTAGCATGTTGCCTCCTGTTTAGTTTAGCGAGTGGCATGGTTATCATACATCCTCATTTTGCAAACACTCTACGCACTTATGCGCCATCGTACACTCTTCGCACCGCACCAATTCCGGCAGTATCCCGAACTCATACGCCAGCAGTGCGTTGTCTATTTCTACCGTGTCGTAGATGTCGGTTGATGGCCTATTCATGGCGAAACCAAGGGCGATTATCTTCCGTGGTCCCGACATGGTAAAGCCTGACAGTTGTTGCATTCAGATCCTCGACAGTTGGCAAGCGCTGAAATGGTGGAGTCAGCACGTTCAACGGCGGCAAAAAGGCAAGGTCGATATGTCCACGCTTGACGCAATCATCGGGAGCGTTCACCCGTTTGAACCATCCACATACTTCAGCTCTTATTTCCATTCGTTTCCTCCCCGTTTAATGTTTGCCGGTCTAGTCCGTGTATGCCACATACTCAAATTTGCCGTTGCCGAAAGAATTGAACCGGCCTCCGAATGTACCGTTGACCACCGCTTCAACCTCACCCCTCGTTGCTCCCTCTGGATACACCCCCCGTCGAATCATGCTCGCGCCGGTATGACTAAATGAGTGCCAGTCGATCTTTTTTGAGTCCAGCGGTCGCGGAGTCCATGTTCTATACACGCCTGTTTTGGGATCTTGGTTGACAACGTAGTCATTCACTATTTTGTCATCCGCTTCCTCCCATCCACATACAGGGCAGAACCCGCGAGGGGCGGTACACGCTGAACACGGTGGGTTGATATGGCATGAACAGTTTTTTGCTGGATGCGTGCCAATTACTCCCTTACATCCTTTACGATTGCAGATATCACCTTCTGTAAACCCTAATTCTTCGCTCATGTTCCCTCCCCGTTTAATGGTTGCCAATTCGTTATGGCACTATCGAATCAGCCAGATTTCTTACCTGAATTGCAAGTGCCCTCGACTTCTCGTGAGCCTGTTCCATCATTTTTGCTACCTTCCCCGCCGAGTACGTTTTTTGCGGGTAGTCATCCACTAAATCGGATGGGATGTAATTACCTTGCACCAATACAGCCGCTATACGGATTAGGTCTGATTTAATTTGCTTGTTTGTCATGATTGCCTACCTCCTGTTATCGCTTCATGTTTCTGGCAAACTTGCCGGGGCCAAGCGTGGCGGGTTATCTATTAATCTGGAATAACAGCAGCCCCGAACTCACACCTATCAAACAGGTAATCTCTCGCCGCTTCATCCATCCATTTCTCCCGTTCTTCCGGTGACATCGTTTCCCATTCATCCGGCCCTTCGATTTCTTCTTCGTGTTTCGCGCCGGCAAATCCTGTGTTAACCCATAGTTTAATTCTTACCATTTGCTTTCCTCCCCCGTTTAGTGTTTGCTTGTTAATCTTCATACAGGCTGTATTTAATGCGGATGTCGTGCATTGCCGGTATAGCCTTGAATGTTCCCAGTTTGTCTTCCCATACCATCGCTTGCCTGACATACTTCTGTCCGGGCAGGATCTTCCACTTGTTGCGTCTGGCCTTGACCAATTCCCGCTTTTCGGAGTAGTCGCACATTTCCACCACATCCTGCAAATAGTTCACGATCCAGTCTGACGCCATGCAATTATGCTGCTTTCTGGCTTTGGGGTATGTCGTGCTGCCGATTTGATAGCTCATGTTTTCCTCCCCCTGTTGATTTGTTGGTGTAAACTTCCTGTTGCCAAGCGTGGCGGGTTATCTCCTATTGTGTTTCAGACTGAAAGCTTCGCGAGCCTTGTCGCAAATGGCACATTGACACTCAATGTCTAGACCTAACTCAGCATAAATCTTCTTATGACCGTCTATCCACGCCTCCGCCACAATTTCCAGCAGCAAGAGTCTTGTCGATCTGTTGCTGGCGGTTTTGTAACTGGTACATATCAGGTCAGGATTGCTTTCCCTTTTACATCGGCTCATTCGATTATCCCCTCCTTCTCTCCATCGTTGGTGTAAACTTACACCTATCAATTCCCCCTGTCAATCATTATTTTTTAGGCTTGACTCAACGGTGATTAGTGGGTAATATCATCCATCATTCGATCGCGTCCTACCTTTAGCGGGGGAAAAGACAGCACGGTACTGTCCGGGCGCGATAACTACTTACCGATATGGAGCTACCGACCCATGAGCCTTCCCTATTACAAGTTTCATCCCTCTGACGAATTAGGCAATTACAAGATTATGAACCTCCCCCACGATACACTAGGGGTCTGGTATCTATTCCGTATATGTCACCTCTGGCAACATCAAGCACGACTCCCCGACGATCCACAATACGTTGCGCCCCTACTGAAACTGACAGAAGAACGCTGGCTGGAATGCCGTAATTTGTTCCTTGAACGTGGTCTGATCCAGGTCATTGACGAGCATATTACGATTGCGTCTTTTCGTGAACAATGGGAGCAAGCTCAGACCTATACGGAAGGGCAAAGAGCCAATAGGCTGGAAACTATCAGGAAGAAAAAAGAGCGAGATATACTTAAAAAGAGTAAGAATAACAAGTAGTTTAAGCTAGCTTCAAGCTACCTTATGACCTTGCTTTGGGCTAGCTTGTAAGCTCGGTTAACTCGTAGCCCTATAACAAGAACAATAACAAGAACTAGTATTATGTTAGTCAACACCATGCTCCAAGCATTACCGCAAGCATCCAGCAGTATTCGCTAGCACTGATATCTCAAAGGCGCCTTTGACAAGAAATACACAAAAACAGGGAGGAAATGAAAATGGTTGGTTATAGCGGGACAACAAACACATTCGGCTCACGATATATCTTGGTTGGCAACATAGCTATTGGCCCGACTACTACAGCCACTCTCCCTGTGGGTGACGATTACCTGGTTTCTACCTTCGACAGATTTGATGTCCCGGAGCAAATCGACTTCACAGAGGACAAAGAGTGCAACGAAGGCGAGAGAGTTGTCTGTAAAGGTACATCGACCAGGCGGGAGTTAAAGAAGTTACCTAACCGCACTGGATACAAAGCGCGCAAGGAATTCTGGCGTTAATCGCAACCGCCTTGGTAAGAAGGAAATAAAGGAGAGAAAATGGAAAAGGTCGTGATCGGAAACGCTGAACTTTATCGGAGGGATTGCATGGCGGCAATGCGGGAGATGCCGGATAATGCGTTTGATTTGGCGATTGTTGACCCCCCGTATCGAGACATGAAGGATAACCAGCCGACCAAGGATATGCGGAATAATGGGAGCATGGCGCAATTTGGGAACAAGCCTACGCCGGAATTTTTTGCTGAGTTAAACCGAGTTGCCAAAAATTGCATAATTTGGGGCGCTAATAATTTCCAACTTCCCCCGTTTAAGGGATTTGTAATTTGGAAGAAAATAACCATTAGCGAGAACTTCACTATGTCCATGTGCGAAATGGCTTCGCTGTCGGAAGGTTTATCTACAACTTCAAAATGCTTTGAATACGCGCCACAGGACGTTAATAGGATACATCCGACGCAGAAGCCTGTTCGCTTATACCAATGGCTCCTAAAGCACTATGCCAAGCCCGGTGACACCATCCTCGATACACACCACGGCAGCGGCAGTCTGCCAATCGAGTGCTTGGAGAATGGTTATTCCGTGACCGCTTACGGTATTGACCCAGGTTGTTTTGGAGCGGCATGCAAACGTTTAATGGCGGCATAGCATCAGTTGAAGCCTTTCCAATCCCCTCGCCGGC